AATGTCAGCATGCAAGTCTTTAGCATCAGCCATGCTCATAGTAAAGTCTTTGGCTCCTCGAGCTTCAAGTCCTCTAACACGGTCGACAAACTTTTGTAGGTAAATGCTCATTGATGATTCCTATTTACATATTTCTTAAGATCTGGAGCAGTCCACCCTTCGGGTTTGAGAACTTTACCATCATCACGTTTGCGTACACGACCGGTTACCTTGTCAATTTTAGCAAAGTTTGTCGCCATGACTTCTCGCCATGCACCCTCGGCATCGGCACCCATTGAATGAATAGCACCTATAGTAACAACTAAAATATCAACTAATGCATCAAGGTCGTCTACTGGTGTAGTCGAGTCTTTAAGCTCTTGTACTTCTTCTTCGATTAGATCTAAGTATAGTTTATACTGTTCGGTATTTTCTGTGCCCACAGTTTGGTCGCAGGCTCGCATAAACTTCTCTTGATCTCTAAATGGATTAGTCATGACTCTGTGCTTCCTCCTTTGAATGGAACGGGCCGTGATATGGATATCTCTGAAGCATAATTAGTTTTGGTCCTTGTAGCACTTGCCACGCACGACCTTTCTTTACCTGGTACCAACCTGCCGCAAACCACGATTTACTTTTATTGGTCTTTGTATAGATTGGCAACTTTTGCGGAACGTCCCACATAGGATTGTACATGCGGCCTGCTACAGGATACCCGTGTACTAAGTTAGTTGGCTTTTCTTTAACCGTCTTTGGCAACGGCTCAAACTGAATATGAACTCGTTGTTCGACCATCTTGATAGTCTTATACTGTAAAATTTGATCATTGATTTTAACTTGATACCCACCGGCATAAGCTTCTACATTACCAACCTTGCGGTCGTTATCTTTTAAAATCCAATATTGTTTGTCTACTACTGGTAGAGCTATTAATGTCATTTGTTACTCCTTTTCCTACATTCTTCTTGTACTGATACTGGCACATCTGGATGCCAGCCACCGATCAATATCCGGCAATCATATTGTACAACGACTACACTACCGTTGCTACCTGGTAGTAATACTAATGTTAATATTGCAATTAAAATACCAAATGTCACTGTGACCCAAAAAATGTCCTTAGCCATTTAATACTCCTTTATATGTTTCATTCAACCACCGACCAAATGAATCGGCTGACTCACTGCACTTATTCAATTCGTACTTGCCACAGAACTGCATAAACCTCACACCAACTTGTCCAATGTCTTTGTGACTTATTTGTTCACGGATGCAAGTGTCTACTACTGTTTTAATTTCTTCTGGTTGTGCTGTTAAATCAATTAGCGTACGATTGCGTTCGTAATCATCTAGGACACGATGCTCAACACCGTCTGGGTCAGTCCATCTTTGCAACATAAGGTTGTTCCAACTGTAACCTTTTTTATCCTTGTCAGAATACGCTTCTTGTAAGCCGACTTTGTTTTTGGTACCTTTCGTCCGAACACCAGGGAATGCCGAGAAGACATTATCTGATGTGTCACCGCGCATACACTTCTCGAAGAGAAGCCACTGCGGATCAGGAATAGTCTTAGGCTCCTTGCTTTTTTTGTCAATAACTGGTTTACCTTTGGCATCGAAGATTCCTTCTATAGTGTGTAATTCGTCTGTAATTCCATTGTATTGTTTAACATTTTTGGCAAGTAACTGAACAAAATCAGTATCGCTTGAAATTACTACATGTTCGTCTTGGGGGTGTAATGCAATCCAGCGGACAATAATATCGTCACCTTCTGCTGTTGGGCACCTAATGACTGAGCAATTGGTCCTTTCAGACAAGTATTTAGTCAAAGAATCATACGTTTCCCAGAACATCTTATCTTCTTCTGCTTGCTCTTCAGTTAGGGCAGCTCGGGCTACAGCACGGTTATTCTTGTAAGGTTTATACATATCCTTACGCCAACTNCGCCCTTCTAAGGCAAAAACCACGTGATCTGCTTCAAACCTACGGGCCATTTTGTTAGCGGCCATTAGGGTAATATGAAGTGCAAATCCAATCTTTTCCCAAGTATCACTGGCACGGAAAGCTCCGTGTCTGGCACGGAAAAAGAGATTTGCGGTATCGATTAAGACATATTTCATATTAATTCCAAATGTTTTTCTGTAATAATACAGCTTCCATTAGATGCTCAACAGAATTTTCATTGCAAAATAATTCAAAAGGATAAACTTTATTTTTACCTACAGTTAAAAACTTTTGTTGCATAACCGTAGTAATAACATTGGGGTCGATCCACCAATCCTCAAACGCCACATGAGAATCTGTTAAAAAATTAAAACAAGTAATATTTTCTACTAGTCTTACGTACCCGTGAGACAATAACAAATCAACACTATTATTTTTTAAATCTTCCCCAGTTGGTCCGTCATATACATTGTGCTCGTTTGTGATCACAGAAAATCTATGCCCGGATTGTAATAAAGTTTCTAATAATAAATTTTGGTCTGGATGATCAATATCTATTTGCAAATAATCAATTTGTGTTGGTAATGCATGTTGGTTAAGCAATTTTTTGTAATCTATTTTCAAAGCATCTTGCGCGATAAAAGTATTATTAGGACGTTTTAACTCCCATTCTCGAGATAAAGATTCTAGTATGTCGATACTAAGTCCATTCCACCCAAATTGGGATAGCAAATAAGTGTTGTTAAAATTTATTGGGTCAAATGCACCCAATTCAATATAAGTTCCATTTAATTTACCATTTAAAAAAGTCAATACAAAAATATCTTGCATAGATTGACTGTAACTTGTTGTAATTTTTTCCATACCTGGAAATACATGGCGTGCCGCTAAACGCATACTAGGATGATATGAAGGACAGTGATTATGTCTACATTTCACATCATTTTGATACGACGAATCTAAATCACCTAAATCATGAGAAATTAGCCAATCAAAATTTGGCCAATGCGGTGCCTTCATAGTTTGCCAGTAGGGCTTAGTAACGCCAAATCTTAACTGCATAAGTTTTTGTTATGTTCCATACTATTATTATAGCAGAAAACTCAGTCAATGTCAAACGAATTTGTTGGCCATTATGTAATTGAGCATGTGCTTGAACCACCATGAGTGAGCATCCTTACCAAAATGGTACGAATTGGGTGATACTGTTTCAAATCCAGCTGCACGAATTTGGGCATCATAGGTAGCGGCAGGATCGTATGGCCCGATATAATTATTACTCCAATCTTTTTGGTCGGTAATAGAACTAAAATCATTGTTACCATTAAAGAATACATGGGGTATATTTTGGGCAAGGAGTTCCTGATGTAATGCCCAAATCTCTTGATGTGCTTCTTGTGTTTTTTGTTGCCAGTCTAAGCCAATTATGTAGTTACGATACCTTTCAGCAGCTTCGGCCGGAATATGATCAATGCCACTACCATTAACTTGATAGGTAACACCGTTGTATTCCCATTCTTCTCGTTCCCAAGTCGACCATTGAATAACAACTAAAATATCTTGTAGGTTATTTTTATGTTCTGCTACCCAAGCACGAGTAGTTCTTAAGATTCTAGCATTTGAGCCGGCACTTTCTGCTGCACAATGAAACCCACTGCGTAATGCTAGACTTAATAATTTCCCCCAACTAACCGATAAATTATCAGGGTGCGGCGCACGACCTAGATAAAATAAAGCACCATCGTCCATGGCAAAGGCATGAGGATTAACTGCTTCGGCCGCCGCGGTATGACTGTCGCCATTTACAAATAGAATCATTGTTTCTTGAGTAATTTTATAGTTTCAGCCTCCACTACACGACTACGTAGACCTGAACTAGAGAATGAGTGATCACGACCGTTAAAGATATGTTCAATACCACGACTATATCCTTCACGCTTGCCAGTAAACTCTTTGGCTTCGTACTCAACACCAAGTACACGAATATCCAATGGGAGGATTAATAGTAAGTCAATTAAATCTTGTTCTGTTTGATACACTACTACTTCATCTACATAACGGCAAGCAGCCAATTGAATTTGACGCTCTACGATACTTTGCACAGGTGCATTTTTAGTATC